CGCGGGGCGCGTGCGGCGCCGCCGGGCGCGCGGCGCCGCCCTGCCCCTCGCCGAGTGGCGGCGGGCGTTCCTCAACCTGCCGACCGTCGGCGACGACAAGGCCGCTTTCGACGTCGCCATGTGGACCGCCAGGGCGATCCCCGAGACCGACCCCGCCGCCCAGCACCGGCGGCCCGGCGACACCGTCATCGCCTACGACGCCTCCCGAGACGGGACCGGCGCCACCATCGCCGCGGCCTGGCTGGACGACGACGGAGACCCCGTCACCGTCATCGCCTGGTCCGGCAACGACGTCCGAGAACTCGAACCCCGCTTGCGCTACCTGTGGGCGGACGGCTACCGGCGGATCGTCGCCGACCCGACCGGCCCCACCCGGCTCATCGCCGAGACCCTCGCCGCCGACGGCATCGGCCAGACCGGCGCCTACAGCGACTACCAAGACGCCTGCCAGGCCCTGATCGACCGGTCCCGGGACGGCACCGTCTCCCACGTCCAGGCCGGCTGCGTCGTCTCCGCGATCGACGTCGCCAGGCTCCGCACCACCAACCGCGGCGTCGATTTCGACGCCGCCAAATCCGACGGTCCGATCGACGCCCTCCGCGCCACCGCGCTCGCCGTGTGGGCCGCCGGCAAGTACCTGTCCAAACCCGTCCTGCAGATATGGTAGGGTGATCCACGTGGCACGAAACCCATTCGCATCCCTGGCCCGGGCCATGGTCGGCCGGCAGGCGCCTCCCCGGCTGCAGCGCGTCGAAAACGGGATCACCATCCGCCGTGACGCCGGAGACGACCCGCGGGTCCTGGACTCCGTCTACCGGGCCCTCGCCATCCTCGAAGGCTCCATCTCTCAGCTGACCCTGGACCGGTACTCCCGGACTCTCGGGCGCCCCCGCGGCTCCGCCACGAGCATGATCCAGCGGATCCTGCCGCCCGGCCAGACGCTCCCAGGATTCCTGGGGGAAATCACCCAGTCCCTCGCCCAGACCGGCAACGCATGGCTCCGCGTCCCCGACGGCCCCGGCCCGGTCCGGGTCCTGGACCCCTCACGGTGCTCCGCCCGGATCGACGTCGCCACCGGCGTCAAGACCATCACCTACGACTCCCTGACCGTCTCCGACGTCCGCCAGCTGCAGCTCACCCACGTGCCCGGCGAGCCGCTCGGCCAGGGCCCGATCCAGGCGTGGGCCGACGGACTCCGCGGCGCCATAGACGCCCACCAATACGCCGCCCAGTGGACCAAGCGCGGCGGGCGCCCCACCGGGATCCTCACCACCGACCAGACGCTCTCCGCCGACATGGCGAAAGAGTGGAAGCAGGCGGCGAACTCTACGATGACGCCGGAGGGCGGCGTCGCCGTGCTCGGCTCCGGCCTCACATACAAGCAATGCTATTTGACACCGGCCGAGCTACAACTCCTGGACGTCCGCAAAGTCAACGTCATCTCCGTGGCGAGGATTTTCGGGATCCCGGCCCGGCTCATGCTCACCTCCGGCGACGGCGACTCCAAAACATACGCCAACATGGAGCAAGAATCGATCCTTTTCGTCAGGCATACGCTTATGCCGTACATGCGGGAAATCGAAGCAGTACTCAGCTCTCTGCTCACGGACGACGTACGTTTCAACGTGGACGGCTTCCTGCGGCCGGACACGACCACCCGGTACGCCGCCCACAAGGTCGCAATCGAAGCCGGATTCCTCACGATCGACGAAGTCAGGGCCATCGAAGGCCTCAACCCACTACACGAAAACAACGAAGATAAGGAAGAAGGTAACGCCGATGGCGAAGACCGAGCATCCGTCAGCGACCCTGAACCGGATCCGGAAGCGTAGCGGCCCCCTCACCACGCGTCTCGCCGACGCCGGGACCGGCGGCGGCTGGGAGATAACCGCCCGGGCGGTCCCCCTGGACACGCCCACCGAGATAGCGCCAGGCTTCGTGGAAACCATCCAATCCGGCGCCCTCACCCCGCGCGAGTCCGGCGTCAAGCTCTTCTCCGAGCACCGCGACGTCATCGGCGTCGTCACCGACACCCGGGAAGAGGAGGGGGCCCTCATGATCGACGCCCGCATCTCCGACACCCAGATCGGAAGGGACGTCCGCCAGCTCATCGCCGACGGCGCCCTCACCCAAATGTCGATCGGGTTCCTGCCCGCCGACGACGGGCAGACCATCACCCGCACCGAGACCGGGATCGACGTCACCGTCACCCGCGCAACCCTCTACGAAGTCTCTGTGGTGCCTTTTCCGGCCTACGAAGACACCGCCATCACCGACCAACGCTCCAACAACACCGCTATCGAAGAAATGAAGGAGAATAACGCTATGGCAGAGACCGCCATCGACAAACTGGACGACGCGATCGGCGGCATCTCCGCCGACGTCCGCGCCCTCCGCGACCGGATCGACCGAGTGGAGACCGCTCAGGTCACCGAGCCGCATCCCCTCGCCCAGTACCGGTCCTACGGGGACTACATTAAGAACGCCCCGGAGGGGATGGCTTTCCGGGACGTCACCGTCACCAAGGTCGGCCAGTCCGCGCAGCCGCCCGCCTGGCTCGGACGCCTCCAAGCCAAGATGGAAGCCAAAAAGAGGGTCACCAACGCCCTGGCGTACACGCACGACGTCCCGATGCAGGGCCAGACCGTCCAGTACTCCGTCTACAAGGAAGATTCCCTTACGGTCGCCGAGTACACGGAAGGCACCCAGGTGGCCACCGGGAGCCTCACCGACGAGCTGAAAACGGCGAAGGTGACGGCGTTCGCGGGCGGCACGTCCCTCACCCGCGCCACCATCAACCGGGCGGATCCCGCGTTCCTGGACGATATTGGGCAGCGTATGGCCATCAAGCACGCGAAGGCGTTCGAAGCGTGGAACGTGCAGTTCGTCCGTGAGCAGATCGTCGCCGCGGCGGCCAAGCACTCCGTCGGCGGCGCCACCAAGGCCTCCGAGATAACGGCGACGTCGCTGCGCAACGTCATCATCGACGCACAGAAGGCATTCGACGATTCCGATCAGTATTCGATCGACGGCCTGTTCCTCACGTGGGACCTGATCAAGGTGATCGCAGCGATCGGCGAGGAAAAGAGGCTGCTCCGCTGGGTCGGCTCCGACACGGCCGTCGCCAACGAAGGCCGGATCGACCCTGCCAAGCCCATCTCGCTGAGCCTGTACGGTGTGCCCGTCGTCCCGATCCCCGGCGAGACGCTGGCGTGCTTCTACGACAAGCGGGCGATCGTCGTCCGCGACGACGGGGAGGCGCCGCTCCGGCTGCAGCAGGACCAGGTGCTGGACCTGCGCCGCGACACCGCGGTCTACAGCGAATGCGTCCACTACTCCCCGTTCCCCGGCGCACTCCTGCCCTGGACGTTCAAGCAGGGCTGACATGGCGTTCACCGTCGATCTTGAGAAACTCCGGCTGGTCCTCACCCGCGAGCTGCATCTCGCGGGTGGGGCCTCCACCCTGGAACCCACGGATATCGCGGAGATGATCGACACCGCCGTCCAGATGGTCCGGTCCTACGTCGGCGCCTCCGAGCTACCCGACAAGATCGCGCACCGGGCCGTCCTCGAAGTCGCCCGAGAACTCAACACCAGGATGCTCTCCCCGGGCGGCGTCTTCTCCGCCTTCGCGGACGCCGGCAGCCCGGTGCGGCTCGCCCGGGATCCGCTCCGCGCCGTCTACCCCATGCTCGCTCCCTACGTCAGGCCAGGATTCGCATGACCGAGATACCCACCATCGCGGACTGCCGCGCCGAAATCCAGGAAGGCCTGGTCGGAATCCTCGGGGCGGCGTTCGGGACCGAGCTGAACGACGTCCGCTCCTACCTACCGCAGACACCGCCGCCCGCCACCGCCTGGATCGAACTCATGGGCGTCGAAGCCGGCGAAACCCAAAACCTGCCCTACGCCCAGGCCCGCGCCACGTGGCGGGTCACCGTCACCGCCCGGCCCGGCATGGCCGTCGCCGACGCCACCGCCTGGCTGGACCGGGTAGCCCAGGTCATGCTGTCCCTGGACGTCGGCGGCATCAGCATCAGCGAGTACGTCGCCATCTCCGGCGACGCCCTCGCCTCACCGCTGCCCGCCGTCCGTATCACCATCAAAACCATCATCACACGAAAGGCAAAGTAAGATGGCTATACAGCGCCTCCGGGGATCCAAGCTGGTCCTCAAAATCGATAACGTTGACTACGCCGCCGAAATCAGCGAGTGGAAGTTCCCGAAGGAAGAGACCAAGGATGCGGGAACGAAGACGTTCGGCGACGTCATGCGAGGCTCCGTCGGCAAAGCCACCCTGGAAGTCACGATCGTCCAGTCCACGAGCGCCGAAGCCCTCCTCATGAAGGTCTTCGACAACCCCGGCAAGGACAACGTGCCTTTCACGCTGGCTCCGCACGCCAACGACACGCCCACCGTCGATGAGCCTCACTGGGTCGGGACGCTGGCGTTCCCGAAGCTCAGGCCCGAGATGGGCATCAAAGCCGGCGACGACGACGCCACCACCGGAATAGAATTCACGATCCGCACCCGCGAAAAGAAAACCGCAGCGTAAAAGGGGCCTTGAGATGCATGACGGCGTCTACTCCGTGGGCGACGGAGTCACCATGCGCATCCAAGGGGCAGACAAAGCGATGCGGGCCCTCGCCCGGGCCGGCGCCGAAACGAGCGACATGAAGGAACTCATGCACTCGCTCGGCGAACTCGTGGTCCGCACCGCCAAACCACTCGCCCCGCACAAGACCGGCCGCCTCGCAGGATCGATCCGCGCCGGCCGCGGCAAAACCAAGTCCGTGGTCTACGCCGGCCGGAAATCCACCCCGTACGCCGGCGTCCAACACTACGGATGGCCGAAACACCACATCCAACCGCACCCTTTCCTGGTGAAGGCCCTGGAAGCCCGCAAACAGGACATAGTCAAACATCTCCTGAAAGGCCTGGGCGAGATATGCGACAAGCTCGGCCTGGACAACAACATCGGAGGAGGAACCATCTAATGGAACCCAACACCACTGACCAGTCGGAGGCGTTCTCGGCCTTCGCCGAGTCCCTCACCATCGGGGAGCAGGTCATGTACACGACCATCACCGGCGCCGGCCTGGACGCCGACCCAGATCCCGGCCTCATGATGCGTGCCCTGGCCACCATCGCCCTGCAGCGCCTCGCCCAGCCCGGGGATCCCGCCATCACGCCGTCCGTCGCCGACGGCCTCACCATGGCCGACGCCCTGGACGTCATTGAAGCCGCGTCCCGGGCCGAGCCGCCCCGCGACGCCGCCCTCACCGGGATCCTCGCCAGGATCCGCCCCCACGCACCCAGCCACGCCGGCGCGATCGAGGCGACGGCCCCGTTTCGTCAGGCAGATGGCGGCAATGGTCGCGTCGGGAATCATCACGTCTCCCCGTGAGTACTGGGGGCTGACCAGGATGGAGACCGCGGCGCTCATCCGCGAGTGGAACCGGCGCCAGAGAACATGAAAGTGCCCCCCCGGGCCTGAGGGAGAGAGAAGCGAAGAACAACTCAGGCCCGGGGGGGCTTCCCCCAAATGTCAGGAAAGGAACGAACCATCTGACAGAAGGGAGTCTATCAAGGTGGCAGGCAAGCAGTCAATCAAAATCAGTGTGACCGCGGACACGAAGCGGTTTAGGTCGGAGATGGCCAAGGTCGGGCAGGCCGAAGGCGGCATGGGCAAGCTGAAGCAGTCCATGACCGGTCTCGGCGTCGGCATGAAAGCCATCGCCGGCGGCGCCGTCGCCGCCGGAGCCACCATGGCGCTTGCCTTCGGCAAGCAGGCCGTGGACGCCGCCTCGAAGCTACAGCAATCGATGGGCGCCGTGGACGACGTTTTCAAGCAGAACGCGAAGACCGTCCATAAATACGCCGAAAACGCTGCCACCGCCGTCGGTCTCTCCCGCAACTCGTATAATGAAATGGCGACGTTGATCGGCACCCAGCTGAAAAACGGTGGTGTCGCGGCCTCCCAGCTGGCCACCCAGGCCAACAACGTGATCAAGATCGGCGCCGACCTGAGCGCGCAGTTCGGCGGCAGCACTAAAGAAGCCGTAGACGCACTCTCCGCCGCCCTGAAGGGTGAGCGGGATCCGATCGAGAAGTACGGTATCTCGCTGACCCAGTCCGCTATCGACGCCGAAGCCGCCGCCCTCGGCTACAAGAAAGTCAACGGGCAACTCACCACACAGGCCACCCAGGCCGCCACACTCTCGCTCATCCAAAAGCAGAGTGCGGACTCCACCGGAAAATTCGCCCGAGAAACTGACACCCTCGCACACAAACAACAAGTCCTGAGCGCGAAATGGGAGGACGCGAAAGCCAAGCTCGGCGAGAAACTCATCCCCGTCGTCACGAAGATCACCGGCCTCATTAGCGACAAGGTCGTGCCGATCTTCGAAAAGCTCGGGCCCGTGCTCGGCGGTGTCATCAAGGTCATCGGCGTCGGCCTCGCCGGCGCCTGGATCCTGCTCCTCAAAACCATGCAAGGCGTCGTCGCGATCTTCCAGGGCTTGTGGGAGTTGATAAAGGGCGCTTTCTCGCTGGGCGTCGCCGGCGTCCAGGCGGCCATGTCCGGCCTCGCGACCGCCATCGGCTGGGCGTGGGAGGGCGTGAAGATGATCTTCACGGGCGCCGTCGCCGTCGTCAAAGCCGCGTGGGAGGGTTTCATCGCCCTGCTCCGGGGCGGGGCCGCGGTCATCGGCGCCGTCTTCACCGGCATCGCCACCGTCGCCGGCTGGGTGTGGGAGGGCATCAAGGCCGTCATCTCCGGCGCCGGCGCCGTCATCCAAGGCGTCTGGAACAGCCTCAAGGTCGCCGCCGGCTGGCTCGGCGCGGCATTCCAGTCCCTACTCGGCGTCGTCAAATCCATCTGGAACGGGATCAAAACCGTGATAGGCGCCGCCGCCCACCAAATCAAAATAACATTCCAAACCATCGTCGGCTCGATCGGGATGGTTATCGGCTGGTTCGGCAAGCTGCTCTCCAAAGTCTGGAACGTCATGGGCCAGATAATATCGTCCATCTGGAACGGGATCGTCAAGGTAGTATCCTGGGTCGCCGAGATACCCGGGAAGATAGTGAAAGCTTTCGGCAACGCCGGCAAGATCCTGCTCAACGTCGGCAAGAAAATCATCGGAGGCCTATGGGACGGCATCAAGAGCGGCTTCGGCGCCATCAAAGACGGCTTCAAATGGTTGACCAACAAGCTCACGTCGTGGAAGGGCCCGGAGGCGGTGGACCGGACCCTCCTGCGCGGCGCCGGCCAGCTCATCATCCAAGGCCTCGTGGACGGGATGGCGTCCCGGTACGGCGCCGTCCGATCCTCCCTCCAAAGCCTGACCCGAGGCATGCCTGGCATGATCGACGGGCAGGCCCTCGCCGGCGTCCCCGCCGGCATGCCCCTCCCCACCGTCGCCGCGGGTGTTTCACGTGAAACACGGCCCGTCAACATCACCGTCCAGACCCTCACCGCGGACGCCCGCTCCGGGCAGGCCGTCGTGGACGCCATCCGCGACTACGAGCGCACCACCGGCCGGCACCTGATAGGATAGGAGCCATCATGCACGTCTACCCGCCCGTGAGCCGCTTCGATTTCGCGCCCAAACATTGGCGCCAGCGGTCCGGCGACCAATGGGGACAAGACAGAGTGCGTGTCTTCGTCCCCGACAGCGAGCGGCACGACCCTCGGGGGAACTTCACGTTCAAGGCCGACTCCAAAGATCTGGTCACGATCAACTTGCCGCCCCTCCCCGCATCCTGGGAGCCAGCCGTCGCCGTCACTATCAAATGTCCCACCGTCCCGGGCGCGACCGCGCGGATCGGGATCCAGGGCGCCATCCGCACCCAGACCATGGACGGCACCGACCGCACCTGGCTCTCCTACAATCCTCGCTACCTGCAGCGGCTCACCATAGAGACCCCGGAGGTATGCGACGGTCAGGAGTGCGAGCTGCACGTGGAGCACGAGCTGGAAATCCCGGGCGGCGCCCTGGCCGCCACGGGCCCGGAGGCCTACGCCCTCATGGCCCAGCTCCCCGACCCGGCATCCGCAGACAAGCGGCTCGGCAAAATCATCCTCGGCTCCACGACGCTGCCCGACCCGAATAGGAAAGTCGGCGACTGGAACACGCTCGGCTCCATCAAGCTGGGCGAGTACACGCTCGCGCCCTCGGACGCCGACCTGATATGGGTGAACATGCTCGAAAACGGCGTCACCGTCAGCACCGAGCGCGGCCTGGACTACGACGGCATCACCTCCAACTATAAGATCGGCACCATGAAAGCCACCTACAGGGACTCCTACGATCCCCGTGTCGCCAAGATCCACCGCGGCCGCCGCACCATCCTCGTCCACTGCCCGTCCGCCACGCCGATCTTCACCGGCACCGTCGATACGGTCGTCTCCCACTACCAGCCCGACGGCACCTACACAACCGAGATAACCTCCGTGGACTCCACCGCCAAACTCGCCGCAAAAACGTCCGTCGGGCCCCTCAGCGAGGGATGGGTGTGGACGGCGAACGGGATCGGCGAAGTCACCGGCCCCAACGGCATCTCATGGCATACCACCCTCAAGTCTGACAATGGGTGGTCCAGGCTGGGCGTCCATCGGGCGCCCTACACCGAGCGGTCCCTCGCCCAGTGGCTGGATATCATCACCGCCACCGGCTGCCGGCCGTGGTTCATCGACTCGCGCGGCTGGCTGGCTTTCGCCTGGTCCCCACCCGACCAGCTCCCCTCCGGCTACCTGATCGACGCCGGCGGCATCGCCGAATACAAATCGGGGACGGTCTACCCGCAGACTACGGAGGCCTCGATCGACTACGACGCGTCCACCGCCATCTCACGGCTCGATATCACCACCGACCACGTAGACCAGGAATGGGATCCAGTCGCGAAGAAGTGGAAAGATAAAGGCACCCTGAGCCAGCAAAAGACCACGGTGTACGAGCGGACGATCGAATCCGAGTTCGGGGAACGCAAAAAGTCCGTGGCAATCTCCGTCAACACGTTTGAGTTCCTCCACAACCAAAACACATGGGCTGCCCGCACCGTCGGCACCCTGACCAAGAAACTCTACTACAACTACCCGTCCGCGTGGGTCTCATCCGTCACCCTGCCGGCCTGGCACGAGGCCGACCCAGCCGTCGCCCACCCCTACCGGGTCCACGGCGACGCCATGGCCACCGTCGGGAAGACCGCCCGGCTGGACCTGACCGACATAGTCATGGTCTCCACTATTCAGGACACCTACCCCTGCCACATCAAGGGTATCAAGTGGTCCCTGGATACCACGAGCGTCAAAACGACGCTCGAACTGCAAAAACCCATCCCATACGAATACGTACCGGCATGGCTGGAAGCCATCCGGTGGAAAGGAAAGGACTGAGTGTATAATTTCACCGACGGTGAGCTACTCACCGCCAAGAAACTCAACGACACGTTCTTGGAGTGCCGTACCGAAGCAATAGACAACAGCTTGGTGGCGTCGCATACCAACGGCACCACTATCTCCGGGACAGCGGCCGCGGCCTACTGGAAGAAGTGCCGGATCGTCACGGGCATCGTTTTCGCCTATCCGACGTCGATCCAAGATGGTTTCACCTACATGCCCGAGGCCGGCTTTCCGGTGACTTTCCAGGAAGGCGTCTGCTCGATCACCTGCACCCCGTTGTCCGGGATCAACAACGCGCAATACCAATGCCAGCCGCCGCCCGGCCCCCTCGAAATCGACTCTCTGTCTACAGAGAAGTTCCGGGCGCGCTTCCGCGGCTCCGGCGGCAACGTTCCGTATGCTTTCATGTGGACCGCGATCGGATACTAGAGAAAGGAACCAAACATGGCTTGGTATCCCGGCGCCAACCACTGGCCCCTCAACGCCGAGACGACGGACAGGTCCCACACCCCGGTGCGGATGACCCTCCACACCGCCGTCTCCGGCGCCACCAACCTCTACAAATACGGGCCATACAAAGGCACCTACAGCACGTTCTACGTCAACGGCTCCGGCGACGTCTACCAGTACGCCTCCACTTCCCAGGCCACTAGGGCCTCCGGCGCCGGGAATTTCGGCGATATCAGCGTGGAGACGTGGGACGGCGCCTCCGAGCGGGCCCTCACAGCCTCGCAGGTGACCGCGCTCGGGCAGCTGCTCGCCTGGATCTGGGACACTCACCCGTCCGTGCCGCGCCGGATCGCCACGCCCGGAGACCTGCGGGGCCTCGCCTGGCACAGGCTGGGCTGCGCCGGGGATTTCGGTAGATTCGACCCGAACGACAGGAAAACCTGGTGCCGGGCGCAGACTGGCGCCCGCTGGTCCACCGCCTACGGGAAAAACTGTCCGTATGACGCCAAGATAGACCAGCTGGACGATATCTATCACGCCGCGCTCGGCGACAGCCGAGACGATCCTGAACCCATCAAACCACCGTTAGGAGAAACCATGATCATTGTATGGCGTGTAGGCGACAATGTCGCCTACTTGGTCACCGGCTGCAGCATGCGCCGGATCAGCTGGGAGGAGTACCAGGCGATCAAGATCGCCAACCCGGATATCCCCGAGCACAGCGCCTATCCGGAGACGGTCCAGACCCTCATGGAGGCCGTCCACGCCCAGGCCAAGAGCCTGCTTGATGACCTGCGGGCGCTGGGGGCGAGCATATGAGTATCCTCCTGACCGTCCCGGCCATCGTCGCCCTCACCAACCTCGCCAAACGCACCGGACTCCCGTCAAGGTGGGCGCCGCTGGTCTCCGTCCTGGTCGGCGTCGCCGTCGCCTGCGGCGACGCCTACTCCACCGGGTCCGGCTACCTGGACGCCGTCGCCCGCGGGATCATCCTGGGCCTGACCGCCTCCGGCCTCTACGACCTGATGCCCGGCGAGCCGAAAGCCAACACGGTCAACGTGTACGGCAAGGACTCCGTGCGCACGGGGCGCCACTCGGCGGCCACCGGCACCCAGCCGTCTCCGGCGCCTGCGTCTGCGGCCGAGCCGGAATCCGAGACCGAGCGGCCCGCTGCTCCGGAGCCGAAGCTGGATCCCGGCGCCGCGGCCGCCGCGCACGTCGCCCAGCTGCCCGCGCCCATCCCGGCCCCGTCGGCGCCGCAGACCGTCTCGGGAGGCGGCCAGTAGTGCAGCACGTCGCTCCGATCCTCACCGCCGTCGCCGGCGTCCTGACCGCCGTCGCTGGGCTGATCCCCGTGTGGAGGCAGCTGCGGGCGATGCGCCGCCGGATGGAGCCTCAGGGCGACGGCCGGTCCCTCGCCGAGGGCCTGGCTCGGGTGGAGGGCCAGGTCCACGCCCTCCGGGATGAGCACGCCGGCACCCTCCGGCGTCTCTCTCAGGAGATAGGCGTCGTGGACGCCCGCATCTCCCGGCTCGAACACTCCCTAGGAGAGTGAGGGAGACCACAAGAATCTACCCCGGCTCGGGTTGACAACGTACCCTGGCCGGGGTAGACTATAAGTACAGCAAGGGAGAAAAGCTCCCGGAACTGGAAAGGAAAACTGAAATGCGAGACAATCGAGGAATCTTCCCCCGGACCTTCACCAGCAACCTCACCGAGTCAAAGCACTGGCTCCGAGCCGAGACCGGACTCCTCCTCAAGGAAGCCGAGCGGAAACTCAAGAAGCTCCCCAGATACAAAGGACTCTTCGATCCCGAAGACCTGATCAGCCTCAGAGACGAAATCCGGAACTCCTAGAAGAAAGGCCCCCCGCCCCGGCGGGGGGCCTCCCCTTTACCCAGCCGTCGCCCAGACCTGGTCCGTGGCCAGCGTCACACCACACCGAGTTGACAGCGTACCACGGACGGGGTAGACTATAGGTACAGCAAGGGAGAAAGGCTCCCGAGCGAAACCCCCGAAAGGAAGATGGAAATGAAAATCTACGAGGGCTCCAAGTGGATTGACTGGGAGACCAACGATGCGGCGTGCTGGCTCGCCGCTGAGACCGGCCTGACCCGCGAAGCCGCCAAGCACCACATCCTCGCCAACCTGACACCAAACGCCGAAGGCGACTACGACAAGGATGATCTGGACGATCTGGCGATGATCCTGGTCGAAGAATACTGAACCAACCACGGCCCCGGCCCCCGGAGGGGCCGGGGCCCAACCGGAAAGGATACCCCTGGACATGCCTGAATACCATCCCGAGCTTACGCCGGGCGCCTACGATCGGATCGCCCGAGACGTCCGCCACGCAGCCTCCCAGGGCTACGAGGGCACCTGCTACTACGACCGCGAGGGCTACCTGGTCGGCACCCGCGAGGCCGCCGCCTACAGCGTGGACCTGCACCACGGAGGCCGGCACACCGCGATCCGGCACCTGCCCGGCGGCCACGTCGCCACCGTCCGGGGCCTCGCCTGGCCCCGCTGGCCCCGCCCCCAGTACTACCGCACAACCCACTGAAAGGACACGATAATGGAATACTCCGAGAGAATCCTGATCCGGGACTTCGTCCTGGACTACCTGATCGAGGACGGAGGCGTCATAGAGGGCAAAGCCGACCGCGTCCAGGAGGCGATCGAGGCCGGCTTGAAGGGGGACTCCGCATGGTGGGATCCCGAAGCCCCGCTCGCGATGATCGATGCTTTCACCGGCGCCCCGATCCCCCAGGGCGGCCCGGACACCCGCCTCCTGAACCTGCTATTCTGCGTCTTCGACCCCATCGCCCACTGCGAGTACACGTGCGACCTGACGCTCTGGTACGAACGCATCGCGCAGGAGACGGCGGCGTAAATATGGGCCTTTTCAAGGTTAACAATCCTCAGGACCGCACCGGCGGCGAAATCTTCGCCGCCCACTGCGTCTCCTACATCCACCACCTGGAACGCGAACTCGGTCACCGGTACATCTCCATCGGCGCCGCCGACGGAACCCCGATCGCGCTCTACTCCCCGGCGCAGCTGACCGCCGCCGGAGGCGCCCAGCACGTGCCCGGCGCCCGGTTCGTCTGCGACCTGCGCTACCTCGCCGAGCACCTCCCTGCCCCCGGGCAGCCCGGGTTCTTCGACGCCTGCACCGCCATCTATGACCTGACACTGGAAAGGCACATCAAATGACCACTATACTCACCGGCCCCGGAGTCCGCGACTGGGACCCTCCCGAGACGAAGACCGTCTACTGGTCCGGAGCCTGCTACGCCCTCGTATCGGCTATCGGCCTCTACGGCTGCAAGACTCAGCCGCTCCGCAACGTCCTCCTACAGGCCCACACGGAGGCCTACAGGCATCTGCACGACGCCCGCACCGCTGGCGCCAGCCTGGACTGCGACTGGGACCGGCTCACTCCCGAGCAGCGATCCTGGTACTCGCTCGGCGCCGCCGACGCCCTGACCGACGTCCTGGACACCACAGACCGGATGGAGGAGATCGCCTACGACGCCACCGGACTCCGGTCCCTAGCCAAGGCACGCCAGGCATGGATCGACAAAAACCAGACTCTCGGAGACGACTACGCACGAAAGGCAGGATTGCTGAAATGACCACCAAACCATCTCCGACGCCGGCGATGGTGGCGCTGCTCGGCCTGGCATGGGTCGCGCTCATCGCCGTCGCCGTCACCACCGCCTCCACCCCGTGGAGGATCGTCCTGACCATCACCGCGAGCCTCTACGGGTACGCCTACGGGTGGACCCTCCGGGACTCCGAGACCGGCGGGGGGCGGTGACCATGGCGTCCGAGCACGTAGAGCAGCTGCAGACCTGCGTCCGCGCCCTCAGCGCGATGGGCCTGACCTACGCCGATATCTCCGAGATAGAGGGCGTCTCCCGAGACACCATCAACACCTGGGGCAAGGGCACGTCCCGCGCCCACGGGGCGGCCCCGATCACGAAGATCGGCAGGACGGCCAGGGTCGTGCACCGGATGGCGGTCACCCTCGCCGATATCGGCCGCCGCTACGCCCGTGGCGGAGCCGCGAGGGTGACGGTCCGGAGAGTATGCACCACGCCCGCCTGGGCGCTCCGGCTGACCCTCGCCGCCGGCCAGGGCTGGATTGTCCGGGAGGCGCTGATGCCGCCGGCCGACGGGGAGTACTACCAGGGCCTCCATCCGACGCCGACGATCGAAACCAGACCGGCCGGCACCTACCCGGGAAGCCTCATCGCCTACCAGCCGAAGCGCGGCGTGTGGCCCGTCGGCGCTGACTTCAAAATGTCCCCTCAGCTGAGGCTCCCGGCCGGCTACAGGCACATAGTGGTAGACGTGCCCAACCTGCTCTTGTGGGCGAGGTTCAGCAACAACCTGCCGCCGGGGGACTACCCGTGGCGGCCCGACACGACCGGAGAATGATAGGAGGTGAGACACCATGAGTTGGAGGTATCTTGGCTGGCTTCTCGGCGGGATGTTCCGCTGTCACATGGATGACGGCTGGCCTTGCTAGAAGCTGATAGGCGCCCTGGGGCCCCGGACCACAACACGGTCCGGGGCCCCTCTTCGTTTTGACGTCGCCATCCGGAACGGTGTACACTGTGCATATGGAAACCTATGACCATGGCGTCGCCCAGATGGACGCCTACAGGAAACCATCCCTCATCGTCTCCCCCGACCAGCTAGTTGCCTACCGGTACATGGCGGCGACGGCGTGGGAGAGACTCCGCCAGGAAGGCCGCTCTAACGGCCTGGTCTGGTTCGACCCGGAATACCGGGTGATCCCCGACGCCCAGTGGCACCACGGCCCGTACAGCGCCCAGCTGACCACCGTCGCCGTCGGCGTCGTCCACGATAGCTCCTACAGCTACAACGGCTGGCGGATAGAACACGTCGCTGCCGGCCGTATGCAGGTCTCCGTCCAACTCCCCAAAGGGGCGGGCGGGCAGTTCCCGGCCGTGTGGATATCGGACTTCGACGCCACCACAGGGCCCTCCGAGAATGACCCCTACCATTGCGAGGCTGTAGACTGGCACAGTCCGCTCAGGAAAGGAACCAGAGAATGAGTAAACCGAAGTCGCCGCGGCGCCATGAGGGCATGAATGCCCGGGCCCCCCTGACGTCCCTGACCCGCTCCCACGCCCAGCGCGGCTGGGGCGGGTTCGACCGGTGCATGACCTACGCGATGCAGGGCCTGGCCGTCTGCCTGCCCTCGAAGGCAGCGGAGGGCCGCACCACCGCCTACCAGGTCGCGATGGCCTCCCATATCACCGACCGGTGGGCCAGGGAGGGCCTCAAGCGTCTCGAAAAGGCCGGACTAATCTCTTGGGAGCGCGGTGGGATCGGCCCCGACGGCTGCCCCCGCCCCTCGTGGATCCGCGTAGACAAGAAGGCATATTTGGCGTGGATCAATCTCCGCGAGTGGGTCAAGCGTAAGAAGGACGCCGCCGTCGCCCGCTACCGGGCCTACAGGGAGCGGGTCTCCAAGATCGAGCACGCCCCCCAGCCGCCCGAGCGCCCCGAGACGCCGCAGGAAGCATCCGCGGCTCCGTCTCCGGCGGCGCGCGCGGCGTTCGTGCCGCCCGAGCAGAAGGTCGCGAGGCCGTGCGACGTGGTCTACACGCCCGAGCAGGTCTCCGAGATGAAAGACCGGATCCTCAGCCGGGGCTACGATTCCGATCGGGTATCGCGGATGATGGAGCGGCCCGTCGCCGGCTGGTGCGGCTGGGTGCTGGCCAGTGAGTTCGACGCCGAGTACCCCGACGCCGACTGCCAGGAAATCCGGGATCCCGAAGGGCGCCTCCTCAAACGCTTCGCGCAGTGACAGTCTGACCGTCCGTCCGGGCGTCCGCAGCCGCCCGGCCCCATAGCCGAATTACTGTCATGCAAGCCCCCGCCAGGTGGTAGGGGGCATTAGTCGTGCCCGAGTAGAATAGAGGGCATGGAATCAACGAAGAAGCACCCCAAGCCCGTCGTCCTGAGGCCCAATCCGGAGGCCCGGGATGTCGCTCTGCGCATCATCTCCCATCTCCACACGGCCGCCTGGGGCGTCGTGGACCTACGCCGCTCCATAGCCCGCGCCCTGCCCGACGATGAGGACCTGGCAGGCGCCTGCGAGGCGCTCCTGGACGTGCTGGCGGAGGCCGATGCGGAGGCCTCGCACGCCTACAACCACGGCCTTCTAGGCCAGTGTCCGCAAGGATTCTGGGCCCACCCCATGCGGAACACGAATCCTCACGGTATACCGTTCCGCATGGATCGGGACAGTGCGGGCCCGCAGTCGCCCGCCCAGACAGGGTCGGATCCCAGTGGTACCGCGGATTCCCTCTTCTGACCATGCGGAACGTCGAGGCCACTGCCCCCATTTCGAGGCGACGGCACAGTGTTCCGCATGGACGATCCAGGGGTTTGCCCCGGACCGCCGGCCCAGACTGGGAGACGCCCATGCGGAACAGAGTGCTAGCCATATCATCTCCCTAAGGGAGAGAGTCTCCATAAGGGAGACTCTCTCTCCCTTAGATGAACCCTCTTACATTTAGAGAAAAGCAAAAAGGTGGAGGGCGATCGGGAGGGTCCGCCCGCCGCGGTGCGGCGGACCCTCCGCCCGCCCCCTTGGGGAGACGGGCTATCGCCTACTCGGGTGGTCCCGGTTCCCGGACCAGACCCCGGTTGTGGAGACGGGGGGGTGTCCGACCGGGGGTATCCGAGTTGCAGGGGTTGCTCGGATGGGGTATGCTCAGGTGCATGAGCGGAGGACGACGCTGGCGAGGCAGGAACCAGAAGCGGCTGCGGCAGATGGTGACCGACGTCTACGGCTGGCGCTGCTCCATCTGCCACACGATGATCAACCCCGCCGCGACGCGACTGCGAGACCGACTGAGTATCGACCATGTGCTGCCCGTCAGCCGCGGCGGCACAGACGCGATCGAGAACCTGAGACCGGCGCACTACGGCTGCAATGCCGCTCGAGGCGACGGCTCTCGCACCGTCCGGCGCCGACCGACCGAAATCGGAATCGCATTTTTTCCAACGGGGCCTGGCCGGGAGCCCGCCCCCACCCGCGACAGGTCCAGCCGCGAGCTGCTGGCCCGCATGAGACTGCTGGGGTACCGGGTTCGCTTCTTCGACTCCACAACGGGTACCCGCATTCCCACCGTCACGGCAGTGGCGGAGTCCCTCACCACGGGGTCACTGTGCTTCGGGGCCGGGGCCCATCCGGACGCCGAACGGGCACTCGCCTCAGCGCTGAGCGAGGTCGCCTCCGACTACGTGGTGGCCCGAGTACGGCTTGAGCGGGGACGAGGCCGCATCGAGTCCATGCTCGCCGACTTCTCCCGCGTGCGAGTCATGGAGGACCACGCCGACCTCTTCTTCCACCCGGATGCCCGCCCCCTGGCCTCCTTCCTGCTCGACTCGCAGCGGGACTCGCTGCGCGACCTGGGAGCTCTGAGCGTCCCCGGAGCGGGCGCCGGTGTCCGTGGTGACCTGCGCCTGTGTCTGGAGCTGCTCGACCCCGGGCTCGACGTCCTCGTCGTCGAGCAGACCTCTCCGACCCAACGCGCCCTGGGCATGCATGGCGTCAAGGTGCTGGTGCCCGGCCTGGTTCCCATCGACTTCGGTTGGCACCGCCAGCGAGCTCTGCGGATGCCCCGAACCCGGGAACGAGCCGAGCACTACCGATCCCGGCACCGCCTCGCCACCCCCTGTCCAGCACCCGCCCCCGTGCCCCACCCGTTTCCGTGAAGGAGCCCTGACCATGACCAGGCAAGCTGTTGCTCTCTGGGACGCCATGCCCGCCGAACGGGCTGCGGCCGCCTACGCCGACCTCATTATCAACCGCGTCGAGCGTCGCATGCCCACCGACTCCTGGAGCATCAACTGGGATGACGCCCCGACGGACCAGAAGGTCTATCCGTCCGCTCAACGCCTCGTCCTGCCCACGCCGACCCCCGACCGAGGCCTGCTGGGTGGCGATGCGGAAGGCCTGAGGGGACCGGAGCGGGCAGACGTTCTGGCCGATCTGCTTCACCTGTCCTACGGCCTGCTCTCGCAGCGCTCCCGGGTCAACTGCAACGACCACCCGGAGGTCCTGGCGGAGGCCGGGCACTACCGGTGGGGCAGGGGAGCGGCCTCCGGCGGTGGCCGCTACACAGTCTCGGTCTACCGCGTCGTGGGCCGCCAGGCCGACCTGGCTCCCGGGATCTACCACTACTCGCCCCTGCACCACGCCTGGGACGTCCTCGCCCTGGGCGATCACACCGCGACAGTGGCCGCCGCTCAGGGCTATGCGAGTACGGGAGACGACTACCTGCTGCTGACCATCGACTACTGGCAGTCCGGCTTCAAGTACAACGACTTCGCCTACCAAGCCACCTCCATGGATATCGGCACCCTGCTCGGCACCTGGCGATATCTCCTGGGTGAACGGCGGGACGATGTCCTTCCCGACATGTGGGTGAACGAGGAGTCCCTCGCCGAGCTGCTGGGCATCGACCGTCAGCAGGAGGGCGTCTACGCCGTCGTCGACATCGGTAGTCCCCATGAGGCCAGGCGGCGAGGTGGGCGCATCGAGGTCGCCGGTCAGCAGCGTTCCCGCGATGCCCAGACGTTCCCCACCACCCGCGCGATGCAGCGGGCCATGGTGGGTACCCCCGCCCGGCGCAGGC